AAGGCAGCAACGACCACAGGCGTATTAAAAGCTACATCCGGTGTGCTTAGTGCTGCGGTTGCCGGTACGGATTACTTAGCTCCTGGTGGTGCGTTAGGAACTCCATCTTCAGCCAATCTATCTAACGCTACCAATTACAGCGTCACCAACCTTGCAAACCTTGGTACTGGGATTGCTACGGCACTCGGTCAGTCGGTAGGAACAGCGGGAGCCCCTGTACTTTTTAACGGAGCGTTAGGAACACCTAGTTCGGGAACGCTAACCAACGCCACAGGGCTACCAGTAAGCACGGGTGTCTCAGGTTTAGGGACGGGGGTTGCTACTGCTCTTGGTTTGACGGTAGGGACTACAGGCGGTGTTGTTACTTATGACGGTGATCTTGGAACACCATCTGCCGCCACCCTCACAAATGCAACGGGGCTACCTCTTTCGTCTGGCATCACAGGAACTCTAGGGGTCTCTAATGGTGGTACAGGCTTAACGGCTATTGGGACTGCTAATCAGTATCTCAAGGTTAACTCAGGTGCTACTGCGCTTGAGTTTGCAACCTTAACGGCAGGAGATGCTTCCGGCCCTGGTAGTGCCACCGATAACGCGATTGCTCGATTCGACGGTACTTCTGGAAAACTGATTCAAAACTCGACTGCAACGCTTTCTGATATTGGCCAGGCTGCATTCGTTGGTTATGCACGAGTAACTGCTAATACAGGTGCGGGAACATCCGGTTATCTTGAGTTGCAATCGACTGACTCCGGATCTGGAACTAAGACGCTGAGGATTGAGCCGAGTGCCGCTGCAACGACATCCACTCAAACCTACGTGTTCCCAACTGACTATGGGACTGGCGGTCAGTTTTTAAGTACAGACGGATCGGGAAATTTAAGTTGGGCTACTGCAAGCGGTGGTGGTAGCGGTGGCCCAATACTAGAGTCTCAGATTACAATCGGGCAGAACGTCACGATTTCATCAAACACCAACGGGTTATCTGTGTCTCCCGTCACGGTTTCGGCAGGTTATTCTGTAACTGTAGGCACAGGCCAAGCCTGGATGATTTTAGGGTGATTTATGAGCAAGATTAAACTTCAAGGCAATGCAAGCGGGACGGGAACGACAACGCTTCAGTCTGCCAACACTTCCTCTAACACGACGTTCACGCTTCCTGGTACGGATGGAAGTCCTAACCAAGCGTTGGTAACTGATGGTTCAGGGACGCTTAGTTTTGCCACAGTAGGCGGTTCGACAAGTAATGCGTTGACCATGAACAACGGTGGTTCTGGTGACGCATCAGGAACGACTTTTAACGGGTCTGCGGCCAGAACAATTAGCTACAACACAATTGGAGCTGTACCGCTTAATGGCGCATTAGGTACACCATCTTCTGGAACGCTCTCTAGTTGTACGGTAGATGGTACCAATCCTGTTGGATTTAGGAATGTCCCTGTATCCAGCAACTCAACCAATACGCTTGTAGTTGGCGATGTGGGCAAGTTGCTGTCGGTAACGGCAGGGCAGACAGTGCCTAACTCAACTTTTGCTGCCGGTGATGTAGTGGTTATTTTTAACAACTCATCGTCGTCCATCACGCTAACGATGTCGATTACGACGGCTTATATAGCAGGAACGGATACAGACAAAGCCACGATGACGCTGGCAACAAGAGGTGTGGCTACGATTCTATTTATCTCTGGTACGGTTTGCGTCGTTTCTGGGAACGTGTCATGACGGGTATTTTATCTGTCCTAATCGGACAAGTATTTGCTGGTGGTGGCGGAGGTGGCTACACCGTCGTCCAAACCTTTACGGCTACCTCAACGTGGACCTGCCCTACTGGGGTGACAGAGGTTGAGTATTTGGTAGTGGCTGGTGGTGGTGGGGGTGGGACAAATTCTGGGTTCAATGCTGGTTGCGGCGGAGGTGGAGCAGGTGGTTTTCGCACCGGAACAGGTTTTGCAGTTACGGCAGGCACGGATTACACAATTACCGTAGGGGCAGGAGGTAGCGGAAGAAGTACCGGAACGTCATCAGACGGGGGGTCTGGAACAGATTCTGTATTCAGCACCATAACCTCTACTGGTGGTGGTGGCGGTGGAAAAGGTGCTAATACATCAGGGAATAACGGTTTATCTGGAGGGTCTGGCGGAGGCGCAGGCGGTGCCAATGCTCCAAATACAGGCACCGGGGGTTCTGGAAATACACCAAGCACATCTCCGTCTCAAGGTAATAACGGAGGATCAACAACTGGATTGAATGCTGGCGGCGGAGGCGGTGCAAGCGCCGCGGGTGGCACTGGAGTTTCGGCAACAGGAAATGGCGGGAATGGTACAGCTTCTTCTATTACGGGTTCTTCAGTAACTTATGCTGGTGGTGGTGGGGCTGGTGGTTATGGGTCTTATCCATCGGCGGGTACTGGCGGAACAGGAGGGGGCGGGAATGGCGCTAACGGGACTAGTCCAGCTACTCCTGCAACTGCTGGCACAGCTAATACTGGCGGAGGTGGCGGTGGAGTCGGCGGGAATCAGGGCGCATCAGGCGCAGGTGGCTCCGGCATTGTTATCCTCAAGTACACCGTAGCAAGTCAAACCGTATTTACGTTCAAAGGCACTACCAAGTGGAAATGTCCTACTGGTGTGACCTCTGTTGACTACCTTGTGGTTGCGGGTGGTGGGGGTGGTGGAAGTAGAGCGGCAGGTGCTGGTGGGGCGGGTGGATTTAGAACTGGAACAGGATTGGCGGTTTCAGCCGGAACAGATTACACGGTTACGGTAGGCGCTGGAGGGAATGGGAAAACCGGAGGCGCTGGAGGCGGGGCCGTTGGCAATAATTCTGTTTTTAGCACAATCACATCAAACGGCGGTGGATATGGAGGTGGCGCTAGCCCAGGTCCTAGTGCCGGTGGCCCAGGAGGATCAGGTGGTGGTTCTCACAATTCTCCTAGTGGAGGCTCTGGCAATACCCCATCAACATCACCCGCTCAGGGAAGTAATGGAGGTGCAGGGATAGGAAACGGTGATGGTGGGGGTGGTGGCGGTGGCGCTAGTGCCGCTGGGAGCAATGGAGATACTCCAGCAGGAGGCGCTGGCGGCGCTGGCACTGCATCGTCTATTTCTGGTTCTTCGGTGACTTATTCCGGCGGCGGTGGCGGCGGACATCCAACTAGCGCAGGCACTGGCGGTGCTGGCGGCGGCGGGGCGGGAAGTACGGGAACGAATGCAGCAACTGCTGGCACTGCTAATACAGGCGGTGGTGGTGGGGGTGGTGGATATTCTGGCCCGTCAAGTGGTAATGGCGGCAACGGCGGTTCCGGTATCGTAATCATCAAAATCAATCAATAACATGACTACAAAAACATATCGCTTCCTAGGCATAGACACAGCAATGCACCTGCTTCGTCCTGGCGCTAAGTGGGAAATATCAAACAACGTCTTTACACGGTGGGATGATCCACGGCCATGCCCAAGCATAGAAGAAGTGTATTGGGTCATTGACAAGATCAGAGAGTTTGAGGACAGTATCCCTACGATCTACACCGACGAGCAACTCAAAGAGATGGGCATAGCCAAAGAGGAGTTTGAGCGTGCAGTTGCATAACTTATTCCCCATCCCTGTAGGCTTTGCTGAACTAGGTCGCCCCTTGTCAGATGAGGAGTTGTTCTTCATCCGTGAGCTACAGACAAGACCGAATCAAGGCAACACAACAAGCACGAACAACTTTGTCTTGCGTGATCCAGCTCTAACGTCCCTGCGATCATTCATTGAAGATGCCGTCTCGGAATACTTCAAATCTACAGTCAATCCTAAGCACAACGTAAGCCTGAGAGTGACGCAAAGCTGGTGCAACTACTCAGAGCAAGGTCAGTACCACCACAAACACGCTCATCCCAACAGTTACATCTCAGGTGTGTTTTATGTGCAGACCAACCCTGATGACAGGATTTACTTCTACAAGGATGGCTGGCAGCAGATCAAATTCCCGCCTGACCAGTGGAACCCGTATAACTCTGAATCGTGGTGGTTTGAGGCTTATGCAGGCAGGCTGATTCTCTTTCCTTCGTCACTGACGCACATGGTTCCTGAAGTCAAAGGCGATGACATAAGAATCTCACTATCGTTTAACACCTTCCCAGTCGGTGTTGTCGGGGAAGAAATGGACTTAACTGGATTAAAGCTGGAGGCGTAATGGCTCACTTTGCCCGTATTGATGAAAATGGTGTGGTGCAACAAGTTGTCGTGGTGAATAACAAAGACACCTCTGATGCTTCCGGCGTGGAGAAAGAGCATATCGGCGCAGCGCATCTTGAGAAGATTCTTGGCGGCACTTGGAAGCAGACAAGCTACAACGGCAACATGCGTAAGAATTACGCAGGGATTGGATACACCTACAGGTCAGACATTGATGCGTTTGTACCACCACAGCCTTTTGCCAGTTGGACGCTTAACGCAGACGCTCAGTGGGAACCTCCGGTAGCGATGCCGACTGACGGTCAGATGTACGCATGGGATGAAGCAACCACTTCTTGGGTAGCACAAAATGGCTAACACCATCAACGCCACGTCAGGCATAGGCATAGTCTCTACGGCTGACAACACCAACATCCTTACGCTACAGACCAACGGCACTAACGGTCTTACGATAGACGCCTCTCAAAACGTATCGTTTGCTAATCAGCTATCGCTTGGTGTTAGCGGTACAACGATGCAGTTAAAACTTTCTGCCGCAGCAGAGACGGTAACGATTGCAGCAACAGCAGCCACAGGTACGGTTAACTTTGACGTATCTACACAGTCCATCCTGTATTACACAAGCAATGCCTCTGCTAACTGGACGCTGAATATCCGTGGGTCTAGTTCAACAACGCTTAACAGCATCATGGCTACAGGCCAGAGCGTGACGGTAACTCACCTAGTTACGCAAGGTGGTACGGCTTACTACAACTCAGCGGTTACGGTTGACGGTAGTAGCGTTACGCCTAAATGGTCAGGTGGTTCTGCGCCTAGTGCTGGAAACGCCAATAGCGTAGACGTTTACACCTACACGATTATCAAGACTGGTAGCGGTTCGTTCACGGTCTTTGCAAGCCAAACACGGTACGCATAATGCCTATCTTGTCTGCATTCGGTGCTGGCAGAACCATACCGGCGGTCGGTGGCGGTATTGTCGAAGGTGAATATTCGTATGACTTTGATGGCTCATCGTCTTTTACATATCCTGCCTCATCATCGTTTGCTATAGGAACTCAAGAATTTAGTATTGAGTGTTTTGTTTACTTAGACTCAACACCGGCGACAAGCGCAACGATTCTCGATTTCGGCTACGGAACCGGGAGTTCTCAACCTCAGCGTATTCAGTTTTACATCAACTCATCTCGTCAGCCTGTATTTGTAAGAAACAACTATCCAACAACGAGCAGTTCAACATTAGTCACTTCGTCTATTGCTGTATCGCTTTCAACCTGGACGTACATAGCCGCGGCTCGTAATTCGTCAGGTGTTGTTAGGGTATTTGTCGGCTCTTCTTCAGGCGGATCTGCAACGATCTCAGGAACCATCACAAGCGGGTCTGTTGTCACTCCATCGGTTGGTAACGGTACAGTTCAGACAACTCGATTCCTTGATGGCAAGATTAGCAACTTACGGTTTAATATTGGATCAGGCTCAGGGTTTAGTTCCGCAACTGTACCGACAAGCCAACTGACTCCAGTTGCTACGACTAAGATGCTTACTTGCCAATCTTCTACGATCAAAGATAATAGTGTTGCTAATGGTGGCGGGCCTTGGACGCTTACCAACTCAGGGGTTCTTGTCTCAACTTCTAGCCCATTCTAATCATGACTCCTGAACAAAAGTCAGACGTAATCGTAGAAGCAGCTAAGGCTGCACCTCCTGTCGTTATCACAACAGCGGTAACAGTAGGTGGTCTGACTTTGAATGAATGGGTTGCTATTGCTACCTTGCTCTACATTGTGTTACAGTCCGGCTGGCTTGTCTGGAAATGGTTCCATGCCATAAAAGATAAGAAGAATGAAGCACAATCTTCCAATAGTTAAAGTAGTTTGGGAAGA